CGGTGGGCTGCCGTACAGCGTTACGTGGTAGCCTTCTGCCTTTAATCCGGCCGCTACGCTGGACATCTGCAACAGGTCGCCATACGCCCCGTAGCGCACGATGGCTGCGGTCTTGCTGGGCTTAGGGTTGCTGCAACTAAACGTGTGGCCTTTGTGCGTCTTTTTGAACGCAAAAAACAGGCTGTACTCGTTGTCTTGGTCACGGCGCTGCCAGTCCACCAGATCCCAGCAACCGGCCTTTTCCATGAGCTCAATCATGAGCTTGTAAGACACGTTCCACTTGTGATCCGGATTAGCGCCGGGTTCCCCTACCTTGGGATAAAGCGTCTCGTCCGGCAGGTACAAGCATAAGTAGCCGCCGACTTTGAGCACGCGCAGCCATTCCTTCAGGGCTTTGACTACGTTTTCTTGCGGAATATGCTCAAGCAAGTGTGACGAGAAAACGGCGTCATAGGCTTCAGAATTGAACAGCCGCAGGTCGGTAGCGTCGTCAATCATGATGTCGGGCTTCATTTGGTGCCCAAACTTCACAATGTCCGTGCCGTTATCCAGCCCGATAAAATGCGGGAACGCCTTAAAATTACCGCAACCAATGTCTAAAACCCGGCCGCGGGTGTATTTGACCAGCTCCCACATGATTTTCTGGGCTTCGTTGCCCTGGGGATCGTCAATACGCCACACCATTACACTTTACCTGGCGCTTTGAGTCCTAATGGCTTGGTCAAGGGCGCCGGCGCGGCATTAACTTCTTCGTAACCCACCGGCTTGCCGTCGCCACGGTACAAAACGCCGTTTTGAGAAAATCGCGCGTCTGAGAAGCCGTCTGAATACACAGTGCCATGCGGCTTTGTGGGGTTAAACAGACGGGTGCCGTCAGCTAAATAGGTATCTTCTGTAATTGTGGACATGATGTGGCCTCCTAATAAAGACTTAATTCTACAGGTGAACTCCTACGATTGCAGGTATACCACCGCCGCCAGACGGTAGATTGCTGATGGTAATAATAGGGCTAAACGTGCCACCGCTAATCCGAGGGTAAGGCAAATTTCGCAAAGTGATCGTTGATGTAAAGCGTAGTTACATCAATCCCAGAGCACGTTCCAGCCGCCCGGCGTACCGCTGGTCACCACGGCTAAAGTGCCCGTATACCGGACACCGGTGCCACCCGGACCGGGCACACCCTGAAAACCTACGGCTGCGGCCGTGTTGGTTGACGTCAGCAAGTTGGTGGTTGTCGCAGTGCCGGTCACGTTGATGTCGTAGGGCACCGCCGTCCAGCTTGTGCCTAAGATGATGGCATTAAGCCCGTAGTACACGCCGCCGCCTGTCTTTAAGGTCGTGGTGCCGGCCGTGCTGATGTAGGTGTAGTTAGCGCAACCGGGGCTGTACACAATGCCCGAGCCCGGATCTACGTTACAAACCGCTAGGGGCGATAAGTTGCCTGGGCTAACCGGTGTAACCATTACATGCGGTCCATGTAGTTATTGCGCTCGCAGAACCCGCCCACGTCGTCGTAGAAGGCGTCATTATGCTCGCGGGTGTAAGCGTCATCGGTCGATAACAAATCTTTCTTGTCAAAGCCGTTGCGCAAGCTCAGCTTGTTGACTTCGTGGTTGGTTAAATCGCCTTGGGCATAGGGCACTGGCATGTTGCCACTTACGTTGACGCCCATTTTGCGAATATCGACAAATTCCTGATCCTCAATATCCATGCCCGGCGGTAAACTGTTAAAGAATACCGCGTCAGTCATGAATCGTGAGTCACTGTCGCCGCCAGCCCGACCTTCTCGACCCGGCAAACCTTTCTTTGCTCGGGCTTCCATGTCAGTTAACCAGCCATGCTCATCCTCGGCCTTGCTGTTGTAATCAGGAAATGTAACCTGAAACTTCTCTTGTACGACTTTGGGCATGGCTGGCTTCTCCGGTTAGATCTTGGCGCGACCGATGTAGTTGGTCAACTCGTTGCGGCCCATGTCATTTTTGTTAGGCATTTGCTGCCCCGCTTCTCGCGTAACCCACCCATCACCAGGGTATCCCAAGCCGCCCTCAAACACGCGCAGCTCCATCTTGCGGATGTCGGATAGCTCCTGATCTTCAATGTCCATGCCCGGTGGCAAGGAATTGTAGAAGGCGTTGACGCCAAACACTAAGCCCTTTTTGGCCAAGTAGCCGGAGTTGCGAGCTCCGACCATTTCATTCTTGGCCATCATGGAGCTGTCTGGCAGCACGTCAACGTCAGCAACTTCGCTGTGTTTCATTTCGTGACGGGTCTGCCCGCGGGCGTTAGCCGACTTGATAATGTCGTGCTTGTCCGGGGCGTCGCCGCCGTACATTTTGGTAGCCAGCTGGTCCGGCGTGACCTGCGGCGTCTCGTATTGCATCTTAGAGGACTGTGTAATCTTAGGCATGATGCTCCCCTTAGGCCACAAGGTCAGACAATGGCAAGACTTGGTAGTCGATGTTGATTAGGTTGACCGCCGAGGTGTCCGTACCGTTAACCACATAGACCTGATCGCCCTGGTTGACTGCCAAACCGTTGAAACCGGCGCTGCCGGTGCTGGTGTTTAGCGCAAACTGAGCGTACACACCCACACCACCCGTACCGGTGCCGTTGGCGTAGTACTGGTCAATGCTGAACGGTCCAAAGGTGGCAGTCGCCAGCGCTGGCGCCACACCGGTAGCGGTGTTGGTGTTGTAGATACGGACCAGCGATAATTGGGTGGTGTTGGCGTGAACTGATGCCGACGCCGTACCCGCGTGAGCTGCTACGGATGTGACCGTCGTACCACCGTTAACCAACGCCTGGTAGTATTGGGTGTTAGTGTACGTTGAGGTGCCGGCCGTGGTGGTGTAGGCGTTGAGACCAAACAGCACCAAGTTAGCGTGCGCCACGAACTTACCCGACACACCACCGGAACCGGCGGTCATAACCGAGTTGAACGTACCGCGCGCAAGGTATGCCGCGTTGTCATACGCGGCATTTTTAATTGAATTTTGCAGTGACATTATTAAAGCTCCTTAAGCTGCCGAGTCCCACTTCACGATGCGCGTATTCAGCGCCAGCGTGTGGACAATTCCGAAACCACCCAAGTAGTACCAGGCGATACCCTTAGACCGGCCGTAATCGGTTGGGATCTTGCCGCGCATTTCCTCAGGGACTGCAATAGCCTCTGCCACGGTGTCGTTACCAAAGAAGAAAATCCAATCCGACACACCACCAGACCATGCCAAAGTGGTTACACCGTCTGTACCGTAACCCTTAGCTATAGAAGTCTGCTCAATATAACGGGTATTTTCGTAGCGGCCAATCTCACCGTTCATGATGAGGTTGAAACCGGTATCCGAGTACTGGTGGATAGTTTCTAAGTTGTTCTTGAACGTGCGCAAGGTCGTTGGCCATGCAATCGCGTAGTAGTCGTCCGCGATGTAAGCCGGAATGTTGCGCTCCTTCATGGCGTCCACAATGGCCTTGGCGTGGCTGTTGTTGAACGCAATGGAGTTGGTACCGGTGACGGTTCCGTTGGTGTACAGCGTAATTGCCGTCGAGCTGGTGCCGGCGGTAGGGATGGCGCGTAGTAACGTCTGGTTAAACTGTGTCCAAGCCGCACGGTCCAGATATTTCACGCAATCGTTTTTAAGAACCTTCTTGATGACGTCCTCAACGGGGAACTTCGACAGGTTGTCGAGCTTGCCCGAGTACGGCACCGAGTTACCGGCTTCCGTAATCGTCAGGGTGCCCTGAACAATGGTGAAGTTGGTTTCTGGCATGGTGTTGGTTTCAGTGAGAACCGCACCGGCCGTGGACACGTCCGAAAACACGTCCCAAGTGAAGGTGTCACCCTTCTTTTTGCCCTGCTGGCTGATGTCGTGCACGTCAGCAAACTGACGGAACTTAACCAGGGGCTGCACGTTAGCGCGCAGTACGTTTGAAAGTTGGCGGCTGTATAAGTAACCACCGAGTGAGCTGACTGCCCAGATTTGACCTGCCATGTTGGCGACTCCTAGCGTTTAGTATGTATGGTCGGTCGGTTCTGCCCACGGTGTTTGGCTATTTGTGCAATAGCCGACTCGTAAGTTTCCCCGTCTTCTTCGTCTTCCTGGTCAAACTGCCGACCTGCGGCAGCTGGAACCGATCTAACGGACGCCTTTCGAGCTTCCTTCTCACTGCGGCCTTTCGGCGCTGCTGAAGGTGCGGCTGATACACCCCTGATCCGTCGCGCTTCTTCTCCGACCGCCGTTAGGCGCTCTTTGAAGTCCATTGTGGGATTTTCTGCCGCCAGTTGGGCGTCCCTAACCACAATGTACCGCTTCAGGTCCGGGTTGCTCATCTCGGCTGAGTATTCCTGCTCAAACCAAGTTACCGCGTCTCTAAACGTCAACCTGCCATCTACTCGCTCGTCCACGGCTCGCGCAACGTCCTTAACGGATGGTCGGCGCTCTAATACCTGTGCCAGCTCGTCGATTGCTTCCTGCTCGCCCATTATCACGCGGGCGATGAGTGCGCGTGTGTCCCCGCTAGGAACACCGGCCGATTCGTCCGAAGATGGAATCAGCCCC